GAACAAAGTACTTAGCTACTTGATCATTAGTCACATAACAGATAGCAGATCGGAATCCTTCTCCTTCTCTGTAAAATTCTTCGTCTTGATGAATGGATTTAAATATATCATCTATATTTATATCCCTTAAATCACCGTTTGGTGCTATTAAGTCTACCATCAATATTGAATCATCTGAATGGCCTTCTCCTCTGACCACACAGTTAGGGAAGTACCTTTTGAAAATTTCGGATACCCAGAACAACCCCACTGCAGTTCCATAGGAACCAGCAAAGTTGTATACTCCGAGAGTAAACCCTGGAATCTTGTTATAGAATTCATTCTGTAAAATAGGTTCTATATTCTTCAAGTCCTTTCCAAATTCAATATCTCTCTCGATATATTCTTTGGCAATAACTTTTAGATCTACATACTTCTTGAATGCTGCAAATTTTGAGAATTTGAACACATCTGAATCAGTTTCACCAACTGGGCACCCAGCTTGAACCCACTTAGAGTAGTGTTTGTAGACAGCCTTCGGCAGGAGAATAATTCTCTTTTTCAAGGCTTCAAAACAGTCTAAGATAAAAGCACACATGTTTTTGCTAAAGTAACCTGCATGGTACAAAGCTACAGTTTGGAATATTAAGGCGTCAATCGCATACATATCTCCATACTTAGTTTGGTCCATAGTCATCATAAAAATTTCGGCTATTGTAGATAACACTTTTTCAATGTCTTCTTCCAATTCCCTGAATTTCTCGTCCCCCCTGCTAGTTATGAAATCAAACTGGCTGTTTCTCAAGATTTGCCAGTACAAATTGTCGGCTAGTGAATTTTTACACTGAGCATCGTACATTTGTACATAAAACAATCTTTTGTCCATTCCTTTCTGCTCCTTAACTTTGAGAGTTAGAATAGTTGTTGCAGACCCCTTTATCATCATAAAGTACGCTTGCTCACCCCATGTCACATCCATAGCTCGAAACTCATCAGTTGTCAAGTCTTTTGGGATATAACCATGTTCTTTCAACAATGCGAAATTATCATCACTTGTTGCCATATCTATAAACTGTGCAGCTATTATTTTCTGTGTTTCGTTTAATTCTCTCGAATGGAACCCAAAGTTATTGTTCGGCTTTGCTTCCAGTATACATTTGTCTTTGTTTGCCAGGTGATCATACAAAGTTGTTTTACTAGTTTTCCCTTTCTCATAGATGGAATCATCCTGATAAGGTTCGGGAATAAAGTTCTGCATGGCTTGCTTAGCCATTTCTCTAGCTCCCCAGTACAAAGCTGGAGGACACCATCTGAATGACTCCCATTTTGGACCCTTGAACATTGTACTATAGAATTCCTCCATAGTCATGTTGAAGTTAATTCGGTCCGAATTGAATGGAGACTCATCATAACTTTTCTGTTGGTCATGATCTCTCAGAATGAAAGTCATATATCGTGAAAGTTCATTAATCCCGTCATTTTTGGGATAAACTTGTCTGATATACACAATTGCCATTAGAAGCTGTATTCTGATAATGGGGATTCCACTAGCTGGGTCACACCCGGATAGATTTTCTCCTCTTTTCAGTTTGTCAGCTATCTCTTGTGACAAGTTTGCATATTCTTGGTCTGTTTTATACATCCACAAGGCGACTCTGATGTCGTTAATATGCAACCCGTCGAACTCTGTTTTCATATCAACCCCGCCAAAAGTTCCGTTATTTAGGATATTCTTTATGGCCAATTGAATACGATCCAGACAACCATTCAGACCCCGATTGTATCTCCACATCATTGATGGGATAAGCGGGTAATCTTTCAAATCGATACCATGAGCAATGAAGAAGCTATGTAACCCTACATACACTCCGACCCACTCTTGGTAACTCAGACACACTTGTCGATTCATTCGAAAGGAATTAGATATTCTAATCCAAAATCCTTCGCACTCGATCCAAGTAGACCTAACCATTCCATAAGAATAATCATCAAATTTTTCCTTATGACAGGTTATCGTAATAATTGATCCGGTTTCGTTAACTCCTGTGTTAGGGGTTGCAAAAATCCATCTAGATGTATTATCAACTTTCTGCAAGTTGAAACAATCTGGGCTCACGAACCTACCTGTTTTGGGAGGTAACATACTGATTAGCTGTCGGATCCATTTCCAAGACCGCTTCAAATAGTTAAAAGTCGGATCTAGGCATGTCTGGTTGATATGCTTCTTGGATTCCTCTAATATTAAGTTAGAATGTTCATAAATCGGAGTATTTTTGTAAACTCCAGATAACAAGCATTCTGTCTTGTCAACCTCCATCTCATTTTGAATGAACTTAAGAATGTTTTCCATTCCTTCAAGATTCTCATTTCCTATGTGGGACGGTTCAGCAAAATTCTGACCTTTTTCTTCACCCACACCGATTCTAGTCAATAAATCTTTTAGAGACTTGTCTTGGAAGTATCCGAAATTTGAAATACTAGGAAGGTTCTTTTCTGAAGCTTCATTATTGTATTTCTTCCGGACACTATCTCGCAGTGATTGGATTCGCTCTTTTCGCCTATCCAATTCTTTGTTTTCCATTTTGTAATTAGTGTTTAACACACCTAAGCTACTAATTTCGGCGAGTTTCTTGTTTAATTGCCTGATTTGTAAGATCAAATCCGGATTCATCAAACTTCCTCGAATACAC